AGTCTCCAGGATTTCCGGGGCGGTTCAGTAAGATTAAGTCCGCACAGGCTCATTAAAGTTCTGGAGCTTTTTAACGCCAGTCAGAGTAAAGCATTGCCATTTGCTGAACATTCGAAATATATATATGTAATGCATAAAAATCAAAGAAAATATCTCTCTATTTTCGAAGGGGATAAAACGCTTCCTGTTGTTGATTATATGGTGGTGTTGAATCATGGAACAACAGTTGATGGCGAAGAAAAAAATATTATTTCTGCCGTGTTTTTAAGTAATATGGATGGCAACGTGCAAAATGTTCCTGTCCGACTCAAACTTAAATCTCAACTGAGAACTGGTTATGCAGAAAGATATCAGGCTATAGCGTCTCAGTATAGCTCAAGGATTGGTGTGGATTATGTATCAATGATGCTACCATAATTATTATATTTTAGGCGTGGTGATTTTTTTTCGCCATGCCTATTTTATATTTATCATCACAATGATGTTGTTTATTTTTGTTTAAGTCTTCTAAGCTTCATGCATTCTAATGAGAATAATAATAGAGTTGTGCTGTATATAAAGCCAGAGTTAGTTAATAACTTTAAATTTAATGCTTCAGGATTTTCACTGAGAAAGTGAAAGGCATAAACTAAGTATACAGCTAAAGTAGCCGTTCCAATTGTTGGTCCAATATCGCCTTGATCATGAGGTTCAAGGTTTACATTGAACTTGAAGATTAGCCATTCAAATCCCCAAGTAAAAAAAACAACTAATATCATGGCTGCGAATAATTTCGCGATGTTATCTGCTGATGGATTCATCAGAACAGATTGTTTCTGAAAAAATTCACAAAGTGAGAGTCCGAAAAAAATAAAAAAAAGTGGTCTGGAACTAAATTTTTCAAAAACTTTGAATAGGGTTTCCATTTTCTTTACCTTCAGGATTATATTAGCTATTCTGATACTTAGGCTACCAGAGCATTTGATCTTTGAGCTTGAACGTAATCACTCCACCATTGCATCAAACTCTGTCGCTCTATCAGATATTCTGCACGATTGTATGCTGCGATAATTTCATCTTTTTTCGAGTGGGCAAGCGCTGCCTCAAGAACTTCAGCTCTGAATTTACCAGACTCCTCTGCCGCTGTTCGTGCAATAGAACGCATACCGTGAGCTACAAGCTCGCCTCCGAACCCCATTCGGATGATAGCTGCGTTGGCTGTTTGTTCATGCATATGATTAAGAGGCGCTTTTATGCTGGGGAAAACCCATTCTCTATGCCCACTTATTGATTTCATTAATTCAAGGATGCGCAAAGCTTCTTTACTCAAAGGAACTTTGTGAAGCTTTTTCATTTTCATGAAATCAGCAGGAATGTTCCAAATGCTGTTGGTTGTATCAATATCAGACCACCTTGCGCGAACGGCTTCACCCGGACGAACCCATGTCAACAATTGCCATTCAATTAGCATACGTGTTTCCAACCGGATTGACGCATTCGTCAAAGATTCCATAAACCTTGGCAATTCGCTTGGGGGAAGGGCAGGCATATTTTGCTTTTTTGGTTTACTGAATCTTTGACCAAGGTTGTCAGCCGGGTTGAACTCAATAAGTTCTTCAGTAGCTGCCCACCGGAAGATTTCATTCAGACGTGAAATGATACGGCGTAGAGTTTCCAATACGCCTCGTTGCTCAATAGGATCAAGGTGTTGTTTTAAGAGCTTAGGTCGGATCTCATTGATAGGGACATTACCCAGACCGGGAAAGACATTTCTCTCTAAGCTGCGCCAGATGTCTGCTGCATGGTCTTGTGAGATACCTGATGTCTTTACCTTCTCATCTAACCATTTCCGCGCTACGGCTTGGAGAGTGTGCTCAGTAGCACTCTTTAATGCCTTCGCCTTATCGTTGTTATGGATTTGGGGATCAACACCATTTGCCAGAAAGGAGAGATATTCATCACGTAAGGCTCTGGCTCTTGCAAGGGTAAGGTGAGGATATGTCCCAAGGCTCATTTTGGTTCTTTTCTTGCTCACTGGTACTGCATACCTGAAATACCAATTTTTCTTGCCTCCTTTCGCCAAAGGAGCGATTCGTAGAATCAGACCATCACTGTCAAACAAGTTGATTTCTTTATCGGCTGGCTTGGTGCTTTTGATTTCAGTGTCAGTGAGCTTCTTAGCGATTTTTGCCATTTTGGGACCCTCGGTTTTTGGACCCTTCTTAGTGGGTCCCATTCAGGGTGCCATAACTCGTAGTTCTCAGCAATTCTCACTGGACGACAATAGACGTAAAAAAGCCCGCAGAGCTTGTGCTGTGTGGGCTTAGTAGACTTCATTGAACTTCAAACAACTAAAAAGTGGTGGAGCTGGCGGGAGTTGAACCAGCGTCCATTTGTTTTTAATTTATTGATTTTTATTGTTTTATTTTATTTCTCGCATGCTTCGTGTACTTCACGTATCCTTTTTAAGGAAATATATATTTATGGATTCTTGCTTAAAAAATATTCGAAGTTATGGTTGCCAAGCACATACCTCATTTCTCCCCGTGTGCGGTAAAAAGAAGTTTGAATCTCATCAACATAGTAGTTAAAAAAAATCTTTAACATTTCGGTAGTCATCTTTTGCAAATGGGTTGACAGTTTAGCTGCATTACTTTTTGAATCAGACTTTAATAAATCTGGAAATGATGCTGTGATATTTAATTTAACTTTAGATGATGAGTGTAACCAGCCACATGCTTGTTTATACTGTGAATGCATGTACGCCCAGTTTTCATCAGTGTTGGTAGATTTAAGATTCTCGAAATCAAGAGTTCTAATTGTAATATCGAAATCCCCCCCGTTATCAACTTTTTGTAAGGATATACGTGCAAGATGTTCAATCATTGAGCGAAAATTAAGATGAAGATATCGCTCTCGTTTATGAAGTATCGCTGTAATTGAACTTAAAACATCATAAATAATACTTTTTATAAAGGTTTTGTGACTTATTTCTGGATGTGAGTTATGGATAAACTCCAGAAAAAGTACATGTTTATAAGCCGATGTAAGATTGTTTTCGGTGCGAATATCGACCTGAAATGATTTTATCATTGTGATAAATTCTTTCACGTCTTTTCTAAATCCATGTGGGTCTCTTTGAAGCATTATTTTCTATCCTTCTTCAAAAGAGCATTAATCCACGTACCTACATCTCGATTTGCATTACGTTTGACGTTACTTTTTTTAAAAGTAAGTGAGTTTTCATTATATCCAATAATAAATTTGTCAGTTTTAAAATACTCTGATGCTTTATATATGCATTCTTTAATGTCTCTCTCGCTCATATTTACAAGATTACGGGTAAGTCTAGCGCATAATAAAGTTCTTGACTTGATGACGTAGTCTAAGAAACTTAATCCAAATACATTTTTTACGAATTCTGCTGCATCTTCATTTTTAACAAAAATTTCCCTAGAATAGATTGCTATTGTTATCAAACCAATAAACGCTTCTTTTGACGAGGGCTTCTTATAAACCAATGTCTGTAATAATTCGAGGTTGTTACTATTTTTATTCATCTTCCCCCCCCGTTTGCACTTCTTGGATCCGACTTAAAAACTCTTCACAAATCGCTTTGATATATTTTCTGGATGATTTATAACTTGATGATATATTACCTCTACCACCCACCATCAAATCCTGTACAAACTTCAACTGGTTATCAAAAAAGTATAGTTCATTAAAAGGTTCAGTACTTTCAAAGTCTGTCTTTAGCTTTTTTGTCTTTTTTGATAGATTTTCTAGGGTATTAGTATAAATAAAACCAAGGTTTTGAATGTTTTTATGGTCATAATTATCTTGAATGTTTTCTATTACGCTTAAAAGACTTGTCGCACCTAAAATTGAGTAGTGGTCAATTTTAACTGGCACAATATAATAATCTGAAGCAACGAGAGCTGCATCAGTAAATAATGAAATGGTTGGTGGGCTATCGATCAAAATGAAGTCATATATATCTCGAAGCTTATGTTCTTCTATAAAGCGTTTTAGCTTATGTAATCTTGCCGCAGGTTGTTCAATATCAAATATTGTATTAATATCACCAAAAATCATATCTAAGTGCTCTGACATCTTGATGATAATTTCATCAGGAGTGACCTGCTGAACTTTACCCGTTAAGCTTGATTTTGTCTCGAATATTCGTCTGATGGTTTTTGTATTTTCTAAGTGATCAGCTATATACTCTTTCACTCGATCATATTTACTAAGTATTGACTGTGTAGCGTTAAATTGTGGGTCAATATCGATAATTAATACCTTTTTATCCATGAAGTTTGCAAGATATTCAGCAATGCCGACGCATAAAGTTGTTTTACCAACCCCACCTTTCATATTTATGAAACTTATTACTGGTGTAGTCATTTTATCCCTCTAATTTATACTTCTTAAACAAAAATTTAAATGTTACATGTAAGTGAATTTACTTATAACATTTTTTTTGAAACAATAATACTGTTGTTTTATCAGGGGGATGGCATTTTTCAATGGAATAAATCTATAAGGGGTATGCTCATAATTGTAAAGAATACCTATTCAAGCGTGGATTTGTGGAGGACCTCTCGTTTTGAACGAAATAGGCTTCTTTGAATAACATGCTTTACCTTGCTCAAGGCTACTTTTTGCAATTACTTGTGAGCGTTGTTGAGCTGTGGTTGTCATAATCACTCAAGTAACGCCCATAATGACGAAACAACATTTCGGGCCCCTTATGCCCCATCTGCCCTGCTAGCCAGAAGAGATTAGCTCCTTGGCTAATGTACTTAGTAGCATAAGTGTGCCTGGTCTGATATGGGTTTCTGTAGCGAATACCTGCTTTTCGCAATGTTGGCACCCATGCTTTTTTCCTGATTGCATCAGCACTTGCCCAAGGCTTATTGGTCTTTGGATCTTCAAAGACCGTAGCATCTTTCATGAACGTAAATGGCTTCTGATTTATCAGCGCCAACATTGCCTCTTCTGTCAGTTCAACTTTACGAGTACCGGCTTTTGTTTTGGTCCCTTTGATAACACCAACAACACTTGCGCTCTGGACATGTGCTGTTTTTCCAACAAAGTCGATATCACGCCATCGAAGGGCACATAGTTCAGAACTACGCAGGCCTGTATGTATAGCGAACCGGAACAGATTTTCCCATTGTTTGTTTCCGGCTGCTGCTAGTAATGCATCAACTTCTGCTGGTGATAGCGGATCAACCACATAGCTGCTTTCTGCTTCTGACTTATCACTTTGGTAGCGCGAAGCTGTTACTAACGATACGGGGTTAATTTGAAGTACCCCATCGGTCACGGCTTCATCAAGTGCTGACCGCAGGAAAGATAACTGGTTGCGAATGGTTTTTAAGGTTGTTTTCTGGCTTTGAATCCACGCTTTCAGGGTTGCTGGTGTTAATTCACTTGCAGGGCAAATGTGAAGTGAGGCTAACGCACTACGGCATTTTTTATAGCCACCAATCGTAGAGGGTGAAAGTTTTCTTGTTTCGCAGATTTCAAGATATTCGTCCAGGTACATCTTTACCGTTTTGCCTGCAGCAGCATTACCAAAAATTTTCAAACGAGCAGAACGGGGAAAATATTCTGCATAAATGAATGTTCCCCTTTCGATCTTATTATGGATTTCGCCGAGTGTACGCTCGGCGTATTTAATGTTCTTTGGTGTTACTTCCAGATTGGAAAGCGGCTCACGACATCTAACTCCTTTGTAGGTGAAAGTTATATTGATCGTTTCGCCCTGGCGGTGTTTCCTGATTGTTACGCCGCGCGGTAGTTTGAGCAGTTTTGTCTGGCCCATTTTGCAACCTCACTAAGATCAATCCACCTCTCCTTAACGCCTTCAACCTTTAAAACCTGAACACCTTCACGCCAAACACCGCGCTGTACACGTTTGTTTATTGCTTCAGGAGTTTCGCCAGTTTCTTTGCAATAAGTTGAGATAGGAACACAATCGAGGTTCAGCATATGTTTCTCCACTTAGCCCGCTGCACATGGGCAGTAATATCAAATTCCAGTCCTGATAATTAATTTTGTTCTCTGGTTGCTACTTGTTTTATTGGCCTGATGCTGTCCAGTAGCAGACGGCGACGCATGTTAGGTGCACCCCAACGGTAACCAGTCTTTTTGTCGTAGGATTCACAACGTCCGGCAACCCAGGACGTTTCAGTGGAATGTAATTTCATCCGCTTTTCACCGTCTCGGGTGATAACAATTCCTGTATGAGTTTTTATCACGCTCATTTCTTAGTCTCTGGTGCTTTCGGCATTACTGCCCAGTGAGTGATATTGACGTTTTCAAGGTCCCCGACCTGAAATGTCCACTGCCATTCTCCGGTTTCTTTTTGTCCCCAGGTGTACCAGAGAGAACGCCAGCCAATCAGCCAGCCTTCTCCGTTAGCATCAAATAACAGAACACTTTCATTTGCTGGAGGCAGTTCAGCTGACACTGGTATTATTTTGCTTTCCAGTGCCGCACATTTAGCTTCAAGCGCGTCGAATTTACGTACCAGGTACTCAGCATTTGTTTCGTTCACTTTCAGATCTCGCGGTACACATCTCCCACGAAGAAACCCTTCCATTTCGAAAACATTCATGCGCATTTGCGTAACTCCGATAACTCGTTAAAACGTTCCATAAACATCCCGTAGGCATGGCCCGGTGCCAGTGGAATCACGTTGAACATCTCTGTTGCCGGGATGCCTTCCAGTACAGGCCAGAAAGAGCCATCATCAAGCCCGAGATCGCGGCGTTCGGTTGCCAGCATGATGAGATCGGCATATTTCACAGGCGTGCTCATAACCGGGGGTAACCCGTATTTCTCACGGATTACGGCGTCTATTTTTTCTTCCATCCGTTTATAGTCAGGAAGAAGGCGTTTCAGTGGTGCGGGGATGTCCTGGCAATACGCTTCTGTTGCATCATGCATTAACGCTTCAAAAGCAAATTCCTGCGGTACCAGCTGGCTGCAAAGCACCGCATGTTGGGCGACGCTGTAGAAGTGTGAAAGATGGCCGGCAAAGCGACAGATATTTGAAAGGGAAACCGCGATATCGTTAATATCGATGTTGTCTTTATTTATCCTGTCATAATAAAAATGCTTCCCGGAAAAAGTTTTAATAAATGACATTTTGTTCTCCACGTTATATGCGCTGCACCGCGCTGAATTTTGGTTAAAGAAAACCCTCGCCTTCAGGCGATTATTGAGTCAATTACGTTTCCATAAATGCCCCCGCAGGGGCATTTGCGGTAATGAAATCAGGCGGTGAAAGTCCCAATAAAGGTTTCTACTTTGCTGTCCTTGAATTTCTCAACAAGCAGATCACGAAATTCGTTAGCCATATCTTCCTGCACCGCTTCCAGCTGAATAATGCGTAGAACCAGTACCGGACGATCGCCAGTGATAATGCTGAGGCGTAATTTAAACGGACGTTCTTTCAGACCTTCAAACGGAACGCATTTAAACTCAAATGCCACTGGCATAATGTCTTTGGTCTTCGCTTCGACAGACTCCATCAGGGAGCGTTTGCCGCTGAAGTCATTATCTTCAAAATCAGCAGTCTGGTTTGCTTCAATCGTGATTTTACGGACCGCCGCAGCCGCTTTTGTTGCCTGAATGGTGTCACCATTAGCATCAAAGCCCACAAGGTAGTCGGCCCAGTCTTCAATCCATTCTGCCAGTGACTTCTGGGAGTTACGCTCGCCATTAACAGACAACAGAGCAGAGAACGGCGCTGCCTTTTTCAGTTTGAGAGTGGCGGTGTTATCTGCGTGACCTGGTTCATCAATAGTACCCAGGTTAAGCACACTGACGGCACGCATATTATCAGCATCGATAAAGCAGCGGGTGCCTTCATCTGCAAGATCTTTAGAATAACGGGTAAAGTCATCGATGCTGGCAGTGGAAAGCGCACCACGGAAACGGAAGCGATTTAAATTAAATTTTTCCAGATCATGAATGCGGAAATTTTCAGGTAATGCCACTGCGTCGGCACCAATCTTACTGATAATTTCATTAACACCCTGAGCAGAAATAAGGGCATGGATTTGATTAATTGCGGTTGCGTCTAAGTTCTGAGACATAATAAGTCCTCACTATATAAAATATTCAGTGATGAGATAAATAATCAGTTAATTAAAAACGATATTAATGACCTGCTGCGCGGAGTTTTCCGTCAGGTTCACCGGCAAGAGTCAGTAATTGTCCCTGGTCTTCCTGCAGAATAGTCAGGCGACCACCGCGATTGACATACATCGGCGTTTCGGTGGTGTCTTCTTCAGAAATTTTCCCGCGGTTAGTCGGGCGAACATATGAGAGTTTGTGTTTGATTTTCACACGGTTCTCATCAAATGGTTCGATTTCCAGGTTGAGTGAGACCTTACCTTTGGTTTTCGTGTTCATCACACCGGAAGCGACTTCACTGAGAACTGCGCCGATTTTGGTTTCAAATACGCCGCCGTCCAGCTCCCCGATAAATGCCTGCACATCAGTACTGCGTTCGCTAGCCATTTTGCTGCTCCTCATCATATCGACCCTGCAAGGCCGATTAGTTTCTCCACAAAACAGAGAAGAACACCTGCGGTGGCAGCCGCCCGGATGGATTGGGTTATGAGCCCGTCGTCCGGTGATGCTCTTCTCTGTTTTGTAAAAAGGACGCTACCAGCCGGAAGCAAGGGTACAAACTGGTACCGCCAGGACTACACACAGCATAAAGTTGTGGTGCCGGGTGCCTCCCGGTGCCTGGCGAAGGTTGCACACCAGACGGGTGGGTATCCACAGAAGGTCGACTGTCAGCCTCAACCTTAACCCGCGTGCGCTGAGCCGCATTCACCACAACGCTAAGGATTCTCTTTGGTTGAAAATACTTAGCTGTTATGTGCCTGTCTTTTCACCACTTCAGGCTCGGTGGTATCCTTTTAAGCCCGTATACATAAAAGGAAAATCAAATGACTTTTGATGAAAAAGAACTTGATAATGCAATTAATAAAATCATCGTAACGTCACTCTTTTCCTGTCTCAGCGACACTCAGCAGAAACGGTTCTACGAATCGGCTTTCAACATGATCGAGCGTTGTTGTTTCTGCGATGCCGACGAGTTACCTGAAAAAATCAGGAAACAGTTGGCTGATGCTCTTCGAGTGCGACTTTCTGACCAATTTTCTGAAATGTGCTCTCCGAATTTGGACAAATAGAAAAAGGCCATTTCCATTCAGGGTCTGATGGAAATACTTCAGCCTGTTCCAAAGCACGGCGTAAAGAGAACACAACTCCAGCCATAATCTGATGTTTCCCATTGGTCCAGCTATCGCCGCTCTGATCTACAGGGGCGGCTATGTCGTATGACCAAACGACTTCACAGTTATTGTTTAAAATCTGGACTTTCATTTCATACACCTGCTTTAACATGAGTGCCTGATGGCACAACATGACTCAACGAATCATCCTGGACTTCATATGCCCCAGGCGGCTACTTCGTGGGCGTCCTGCCTGTTCGTTATCTTTGATATAAAATCTAACTTAACTTAGTTATTATGGCAAGAGAAAACACCAAACTTTTCTTAGTTCGGTGCCTTAGTTAGAGAAGAGAGGTCTTAGAGTTCGTATTGAACTCCTTTGACTACACCAATGATAAGGCAATTACCATTGATAGGGATGTTGGGATACCGAGGATTTAATGGCACTAAAAACTTTTGAGGGCCATCGATGACTAATTTTTTTACTGTAGCTTCGTTTGTTCCATCAAGTCGAGCGATGACTATTTTTCCATGACGAGGTTCTGCATCTGGATCTACAATCACTGTTGCGCCTTCTGGTATTGTTGGGAGGCCATTAGGGTTAGTCATGGAGTCACCTTTAACCTCTAATGCAAATGAGTTATCACCAATCTTTAATGATGTATCTACCCACTTGTCCACTTCACTAAACACTTCTGCTGCCCTGCACTCAGTAAACTGCCCAGCCTGAACCCACGATATTACAGGAACTCTGCGCATGTTTGTGACGAGTTTGCCTTCAAACTCAGCACCATAAAGAATGTAATCTATTGACGTATTGAAGAACTTCGCTAATTTCGAAAGTGCCTCCCCACCAGGGGTATTGATGTCTTTCTCCCAGTACCCCACAGCAACGTCGCTTACTCCACAAAATTTACCCAATTCTTTCTGGGACGTTCCGGTAACTCTTCTCAGAGCTTTTATACGCTGACCAACCGTTTCCATAGGAGCACCATTTCTTGAATTGCTAAGTAATCTTAGTTTTTATTGACCAAAGATAGATTTGTAATTAGCATCTAATAAAACTTAGTTTGGAGGGCGTATGACAACTGACGATATCGAAAGCTACTTCGGCAGTATTGAGAAAGTTGCTGCTTTTTTCGGCATAACAACTGAAGCCGTTTATCAGTGGCGAAACCGTCCGGGCCAGTTAATTCCAAAAGGACGTGCAGCAGAAGCTGCATATAGAACTTGCGGACGGTTGCCATTTAAACCTGAGCTTTATGAAAAATCTAATGGATAAATCGATTAACAGAAACCACAGAACGATGAGGCTAACCGTGGGTAAGCATCACTGGAAAGTAGAAAAACAGCCTGAGTGGTACGTGAAAGCTGTCAGAAAAACTATCGCAGCGTTGCCGGGTGGTTACGCTGAAGCAGCTGACTGGCTGGATGTAACAGAAAACGCATTATTTAACCGCCTTCGTGCCGATGGCGATCAGATTTTCCCGCTGGGATGGGCAATGATTTTGCAACGTGCTGGTGGAACTCACTTCATTGCTGACGCTGTGGCGCAGTCTGCAAATGGCGTCTTTGTGTCTCTTCCTGACGTCGAGGATGTGGACAACGCCGATATTAACCAGCGCCTGCTGGAAGTCATTGAACAGATTGGCAGTTATTCCAGACAGATTCGTTCGGCAATCGAAGACGGTGTGGTGGAACCGCATGAGAAGACAGCAATTAACGACGAGCTGTATCTCTCAATTTCGAAGCTGCAGGAGCATGCAGCACTGGTCTACAAAATCTTTTGCATTTCAGAAAGTAATGACGCCCGCGAGTGTGCAGCTCCGGGCGCCGTGGCGTGTCGTGACTGTGGAGAAACTAACGCATGAACAGTTTAACAACACACTACCGTCGCTCGCAACTGATTGCGCTTCCTGTACCGGGTGGAAAAGCGAAGGTGGAGTATTGCTATGCAGTTAATGTACCAGGTGACAGGGAAATTGTAACCCACAGCTTTGCTGAGTGGGCTGTGGGTGATTTCAACCGGCAGAAGGAGACAGTCCTTTGCGACAAGTTAACCGCTGGTTCAAAGATCACTACGGAGTGCCCGTCAGAGTCATTCGTTGGGAGCCG